GACTGGCTAGACAGCGAGTTCCATCGTATCTTTGTAACCTACAATTATGCAGACGTAACCTCGGTGAACTAACATGGGAAACTATCCGCACCCCTGGCCCTTTCCTTCGCAACCTATCCCGGTGAATCAACGCAAGCCTGCACCATGCAGGCCCGATCACGAGGAAGCACCATTCTAAGGAACCTATGACAACCTACCTTGACGTTAAACAATTCGAGACGTACGTAGCAGCATGTGCCCGTAACTCTGGTGTCAGGGTGGAATGGGACAAATACGACAGCACTCCGCGCACTGATGGCAAAGTAATGTGGCTCCCTGCCATTACTAGTAGCAGCAGCGAGGAATGGCTAGCCCGTATGCGTTACTTTGTCAAACATGAGACTAGTCACGTTACCCTGAGTGACTTCGACTATCTCAACGAACAGCGCCCTACGGGTCTGCTAGCACTACTTAATAACCTCATTGAAGACCATCGTATCGACTATCTTAACGATATGGAATACAGCGGTGACAGGGTTATTAGTAACACCTACTGGATGTTGCACACTGGTGACATTCAGAAACGTCTAGGCGACAGCGACAAGGAACTGCAGGAGCAGCAACTCAAGGTGTTGCCTGTGTTCGCATGGGATGCTGCTAATCGTGACTGGATTCCATCCAGCAACGAGGCACTGGCACAAATGTCGCCTCTGCTGGATAAAGATGGTTTCGATAAGTGGGTCAAGCTACAATCCTACAACGACGAACTGCTGCAAGTGCGTGAGCACGGCGGTGCCAAGGAAGTGATGGATCTGGCTAAGAAAATACTCAAAGAAGTATTCGATCAAGACCCAGAAAAGTACATGGAAAAGCCCGAGGAAAGTTCTGGCAAGGGCAAAGGTGATGGGGGCGAGGGTGATGCAGCCGATGGCAGTGGGCCTCCTGTCTCTGATGACGTAGACCGCATCATTAATGTAGACAAGCTTATGTCTGCCATTGGTCACGAGCACAAGCCTAGCCGTACTGGTATCCATCTGGTGATGGGTAAGCATGAGCATGGGAGCTACACTATTCCTAGCTCTGACGATTACCTTATTCTAGGCTTTGACGATACTCTACCCCGTGCTGTAACTGAAGGTATGGCATCGCACCCGTACTTTAAGACTGCTGTGGTAGATAGCTACATTACTAGTAACGCTAAGCCACTGGCTAACAAGCTGCGGATCAAGCTGCAGACACGTAGCCGTAGCCGTTACGAGTATGGTAAGAAGCGTGGCAAGTTGCACAATGGTAGTCTCCATCGTGTACTGCAAGCCGATAGCCCCATTGCAGAGCGTGTGTTCCGCAACAAAGTTGTGAGTGACACTCTTGACACTGCAGTGTGTTTGCTGGTAGATTGCAGCGGTAGCATGTCTGGTGATAAGTTCGAGATGGCTTGTGCTGGTGCTGGCTCAATGGCTGAGGCACTCAAGCCGCTCAACATCCCGTACAGTGTCTATGGCTTTACAAACCTACACACAAACGACGATCCTATGGTGTGGCTGTTCAGTGAGTTCGGTGAGCGTGTTAACCAGACTACTCTGGTCAATAGGTTCCGTACTGCAGCGGGTGCATTGTGGGAAAACACTGATGGTGATGCCATTGCCTACGCAACCTATCGTCTGCAGCAGCGTAAGGAACATCGTAAGGTGTTAGTTGTGCTGTCTGATGGTAGTCCTGCAGGACGATCCAAAGCTGGTAGCATTACTAGTTACACTAAGCAGACTGTAGAAAATGCAGAAGCACTAGGGATTGACGTATATGGCATTGGCATTCTTGATAGCAATGTTACTCATTTTTATAAAAAGAACGTAGTTGTACACAAGCTAGATAAACTGGCCCCGACAATTCTTTCAATCATCGACAGGAGTATTTGACATGACCGCAGACTTGAATGATCGCGTAGCCAAAGCCATTGCCCAACATCTGGGCAAGGTTCCCCCGGTTGACCCTGCAAAACCCGCTCCTGCAGTGGACAAAGCCCCTGCTACGCTGGCTGATGGGCAAGTGTGGTTTTCCAAGGTGTTCGGCTACAAGCCTAAGTTCGGTGACTTTGGTGTCACTGTTCTTGATACGCCCACTAACCCTGACGCAGCCCGTCTGATTCCTACCATTGACCCGGACTACGTAGTGCAGAAGGACGAGGCAGCGTTACTAGTAGCGGGACTTGAAGATAGCGACAAAACGCTAATCACTGGCCCTACTGGTAGCGGTAAATCCTCGCTCATCAAGTATGTCTGCGCTAAGCTTAATCGCCCGTTCATCCGCATCAACATGTCTGGTGACGTAGAGAGCGCCTCTCTGTTCGGTACTCTGGTTGTGCGTGGCGGTGCTACCATCTGGGAGGATGGTGCAGTTACTGAGGCAGCTAAGTATGGTGCAGTGTGCCTTGTTGACGAGTGGGAACTGATGCCAGCAGAGATTGCTATGGGTATGCAGAACTTGCTGGAGGATGGTGGCTATCTCTATCTCAAGGAGAAACCGGGTACTAGCGAAGATCGCACTGTCAATCCTCACAAGGATTTTCGTCTGGTGTTTGCTGGCAACACTGTGGGTCAGGGTGATACCACTGGTGCATTCTCTGGTGTCGGTATCCAGAACAGTGCTACCATTGACCGATTCACCAATACCATCAGGCTTGGCTATCTCACGCCTAAGCATGAAGAGAGCATCATTACTAGTAAGACCAACGTGTCTCCTGATGTTGCTAAGAACATGGTACGCCTTGCTGGTCTGGTGCGTAACTCCTACGACAGTGGTAAGATTGGCCTCACCATGTCGCCCCGTACCCTGATAAATTGGGGTCGCAAGATGACGCGCTATGATGCACACTATGCCCTGCAAGTTAGTTTCCTAGAGAAGCTGACTCCTGACGACAGCAAGAGTGTGTCGGAGTTGTACGTCAAAGTGTTCGGCTAATGTGTCACCAACACATCAGCGCGTTTGTGTATGACAAGAGGGGGCGCTTGCTCTCCTCTGGTCAGAACAGCTACGTGAAGACACACCCATTGCAAGCCCGTATTGCTGCGGAGGTAGGGGAACCCCACAAGGTTTTCCTGCATGCAGAGGTTGCAGCACTGGTTAAGTGTGATTGGAACAAGGCACACCGGATACTAGTAACGCGCTACAACAAACAAGGCAAGCCGTTGCTGGCAAAGCCGTGCAAGGTCTGTCATCAAATTATTCGCATGACTAACATCAAGATTGTGGAGCACACATGAACACAAAAGAAATTCTAGAGCAACTTGCTACCCTACAGAAACAAGTGGAATCACTTGACAGTGGAGAAGTTATAGAGGAAGATGGGTTCGTAGAGCGCATTATGGTTAGCGGTGAAAACACCTACGTGCTAAAAGCAAACACGGGATACAATGCTAACGTAGATGTGTTGTGTAACCTAGAGGATACAGAGAACGGATACATTGCCTACTTCCCTAGTTACACATCTTGTGAGCAGGACAACTACATTTGTCTAACTTATAGTGAAGCAGATTACTTACGTAAATTACTCAACTTTATCTTCAAGAGGAACGCATGAGCAAACTCAAAACCCTGACGATCCCTGACCACCACAAAGTGCAGGCCAAGGCGGTGCTGAACGAAGCAATCGACGAGTTGCCAGACTCTGTAGTCGTGCTGTGCTTCTGGAAAGATCGGGGCCAGTTCAAGATCAAAACGTCGACAGTGCCTGACCGCCTCACCCTGATCGGTGCACTGGAAGAGGCGAAGAACAAAGTCATTACGGATGGGTACGCATCATGAGTATCGACGCAATGAAGCAGGCGCTTGAGGCGCTGGAATTTGCAAACGTCAATCATTGGTGGGGTTCTTCAAACATTGAAAAGGCCATCACCGCTCTACGTCTTGCCATTGAGCAGGCCGAGCGGCAGGAGCCGGTGGCATGGTGGAGAGAGGACGGGTCTATCTGCGTTGATGAAAGTCAAGCAAGCGCGCACGATATCCCGCTGTACACAGACAGGCGGCTGATCCCCAGAGACTACACTGCACCGCCCCAGCGCCAGCCGCTGACGCCCGATGCCGTGTTCAGAATTGCTGACCAGCATCCAGTCGAAGGCTTTGATCCCGACATCATGGCATTCGCCCGCGCCATCGAAGCCAAGCTCAGGCACAAGAACACAGTGCGTATGCGTAGAGCAACACGCGACGAGAAGATTGTTAATCCCGGTGTCTATTGGGTAGAGGATAAAGAATGACTACACACTACGGGCGACAAGCCCTTGAGATTCTTACTAGTAACTGTGACGGATGGGAGGATATTGACGAGGGTGACCAACTTAAGTTTAATCACTCTACATGCCATGCTGGTGAGGATACCAAGGAGCGCCTGTATGTGAAGAAGATTGACGGGGCTTTCCTGTTCCACTGCCACAACTGCGGAGATAGTGGATTCTATAGACCACGAGCGACATACACGCGCATCAAGGAAAGCACAGAGGTGCGTAACGAGCGTATGTCTCGCATGGATATGGTGAAAGCTGCAACGACAGAAGACTTTGAAGACTTCAAAATCGAAGGGCAATTGTGGCTTACACAATACGGGTTTGACGACGAAATGTGTCATGCCTACGGCATTGCTGAGTGCGACACTGGCTTAATGCTTCCCGTGTACGGGATAAACTTAGGCGGCGGCTGTGTAACAACTGGTTGCCAAGTTCGTAACTACGGAGGCAAAGGCCCAAAGTATGTTACCTACAGTGATTGCCATTACAGCTATCTACATGCAGATAAAGACTGCATTGTATTGACAGAGGACTTACTGAGCAGCTATAAGCTGCATTGGGCAGGGTGGCCTACGCTATGTCTGCTAGGTACGAAGCTTGCGTTAGGGGCACAACGCATAGTGACAGAGAAGTATAAACGTGCTATACTGTGGCTCGACGATGACGCTGCAGGGCATGACGCAGCGTTAAAACTACTGAGGGAACTGTCCCCTGTAGTCCCCGGCCTAACGGCAATCTTCAACAAACAGCCGAAAGAAATAGACATTGAGACACTACAGACTATGGAGCTTTAATGAGTTACGACATTGACCTATTGGTAGTTACTAGTAACAAGACTTCTTATGAAAGGTTCAAGGATCATGTAAAGAAACACAACGTATCATCCATTACGCTCGACCTATTCAACGTACTAGGTGACTATTGGGATAACTATCCAACACGCACAGATGTGGATGTGCCAGAGTTCAAGACGTTCTTCTACATTGTCAAAGGTAAGAAACTAAAAGATCCCGCCTCATACGAGGCAGCATTCAACAACTACGAGAAGGCACTGGCTAGTCCTCCTCCAATTACTAAAGACATTCTTGCCAAGCTTATTGAGACTGACTACGCTACGCAAGTGTACGATGTGTGCCTGAAGATTGGCACAGGCAAGGGTGGTGATCTGCTCTCCATTGAGGAGATGTTAAACAACTACAAGAAAGAGATTGGCTCTAGTGTAGAGAGAAGCGAAGTGTTCGTTAGTCCTAGCCTAGACTATCTGTCTGGTGTAGTGGCTAGTGGTGGTTTGAACTGGAGACTGAAGGAGCTAAACGTAGCACTAGGCCCACTACGCAAGGGCGATTTCGTAATCATTGCTGCACGGCCTGAGACAGGTAAGACAACATTCGTTGCCAGTGAAGCCAGCTACATGATGACGCAGCTAGAGCCTGACGAGCATGTAATCTGGATCAACAACGAAGAGGCTAGCAACAAGGTAATGATGCGAGTG